CTCCTTCAAGTGTATCGTACAAATTCCTGTATTTACTATACCAATGCTCGTCAAACTTACCCACTATCTCAGATGGCATGATTAACATATTTATTAATATAATTATAATATTAATAATATTCAATTTTATCATTCTTCATACATATATTTAACATAAAGATATCCTCCCTGAGCTTTATAAAGTTCATCTTTCTTTATGAAATCCTCATTTGGAAAATCTTTTTTAAATATGTTTTTTTCACGTTGATATGCAACATCATTCATAAATATTTCTTTAATTTCAGAAGAAGTTTTGTCTTTTCTATATATGATAATATAGGACTTCTGTCTATCGGCGAATCGATCGTCATCATCATCATTAGGCATCATAGGAAGTTCGTCCATGGTTATATAAATAATTGTTATAAATTATTTATATATTCAATTATCTCAAATTTTTTATAAACATTTTGTTTATAAAATTAAATTAATTAATAGGGAATTTCAGAGCGTAAGCTTCTTTTACACCGATGTAATCTTGAGTGAATGTCATATCACACTTGTCACATCCTAGAAAAGTTCGTTCTCCTACTACACCGTTTGCTACAATGTTGTCTGTTCCTCGAATGTTAGCGAGATGATTCCCGCCATTTTTACATTCGAGTTTATAGATGGGATTTTTGTATTGGAACTCAGTTCTATATTTAGCATTAAGAAGCAATGTTTCACCTTCATTGATTTCCCTATTTTGTACAACAGGAATTTCAGCAGGTTCTGAGTTAGACAGTGAATTTGTATAAGGTTGTGAATGAATACAAACATTTCCATAATGCTTAATATGGACAATTGTAGGTCCATGTATGATTGTAGCACATTCGGAACAAATGTATCCGCCAATACAGTAGTCGCAGTAAATCCCATCGGATTCGGCATGACAACGAGCACAACAGTTGGACATTTTGCTGTAATACAGTTATAGTATTTAATATGTTAATTATAAATTAAAAAATATTCAATTATATATCATTCATTCAATTCCTTTTGAGTATTTAGCCAAGAAGTTTCAGATACTTTATTATTTTTTGGGATAGATGAAGATTCTTCTATAAATCCATCGGTAACTCCCATATTTTGCAGGAAAATTTCAGCTTGTAGTTCAAATCCTTCAACATCAATCTTTATAAGACCTACGTTTGTTAAGTTATATGAATCTAATGTATTAACTGGAACTTTTAGTGTTGGTGTTTCTTTTTAACTTCTTCTTGATATAGTCCATTTCCACCACCATCACCCTCATCAATTATATAATATGTTCCATCGCCTGTATAATCGGCTAAAGCTGTTCGATGTGTAGTTACATTATAATGTAAATTATTCAATGCAACATTCAAATGAATATACATGTTTTGCTTTTCTAGCTAAAGGAACAGTGTATAATCCTACATGTGCACCAACATCTATAACATTTTTTGAACTATCTACTAAATTTGCTAATGCAAAATCAATAATATATTGTTCATAAATTCCTGTAGATGCATAGTCTAATCCAACTCTTTCAACAGGAATAAAATACGCTCCTCCATCTAAAAATGAATATGTGGGTCTGTTTGTTCTCAATGAATTTGGGCGAAGATAAAACATTTTATTAATAATAATATATTTTCTTATAACATAATCAAAATTGAATATTATATTAATTTTATGTTATATAATAACCCCATTAAATATGAAGCAATCAATTTGTTCAAAACTTAACGAAATAGGCAATAACAAAGGGCAATTGTGCTCAGTTTTTGCAGGAGAAAATAATACACATTGTTTCTTTCATAGTGAAAAAAATAATACTATTAAGGCAGATGATATGTGTCCTATATGTCATGAATCTGATAAAATCGATTATCAAATGTCATGTTGTAAAAAATTCTTTCATACAAAATGTTTACAAAAATATCAATCAAATAACGGAACTACATGTCCTAATTGTCGCAGTAAAATGAATGTGGATCGTACATCACATACTTACAAAATTCATAATTTCAAAATAAAATTTGAAGAATTTGATAAATGTATGACAATGAAATATGACGAAGTTCGTCTAATGAACTTAATCGATCGTACTTATAAAAACCGATTAGCTATTATTGATGATAATTACAAAAAACAACTAGCTAAGATAGAGAAAGATTATCAAACATCAAAAGCTTCTCTCGATAATGATAAAAAATCTTGGGATGAATCTGTTCCTAAAAAAATCCAAGAAATAGAAAAATCTCTAAAAGAAAGATATAATACTTATCAACAACTGAAAGCTATATCATGTTTTGATGATATTGATAAAGATATTTTACATGCATCTAATACTATTTTAGATAAATTCATTGATAAACCATTTATTACTTTAAAAATATCTAGTGCATCATTGATTACAGGACAGACATATAATGAATCTGATGCAAGTGAGGATGATGATGATGAATAAAATTGAATATTATATTAATTATAATAATATAATAACATCTATCGATCTAAGAAATGGAACTATTACTGACACTGAATCGAGCATACTCCAAGCATTATTGGAATAATTGGCGTACTGCAGGAAAATTGTTCTATGATTTCATAGTATATGGATACACCAAAGGAATTGAAAACGTAGACTCTGATAATGATTCCCGCAAATCTGCAATTTTTTGCAGTCAATATGTAATGTTGAAGGACTTATTGAATGGTAATAAGTTCGAAAATCCTGATATTTTAGTAGCATACAATGCGGATAAAATGGATCTTATTATTTTCATTATTAAAAATGAGGAATTGAAGATGATTTGTCGAGATGAAGAGCAATTATTCAAAACAATTTATTATATCTCAGGTGTATGCTATCGTGCCGATGAATCTAATGGGTATACGACCGAACTTATAAACAAGAATAATTACAGTGTAGCGTTATCTATTTTGAAACACGTTTCATATATTTAACTAACAATATATAAAAATAAAATAATTATTTTATTTTTTAGTAGATATTATATTATACTATACTTACTCTATAACTAACAGGAAACAGATAAGTATCTCCAAAACTAGGATAGTAGTGATAATCTTTGTTATTCAATGATATCATAAGATTATCAAAATCATTTTTATTATATTCATAGATATCACTCTCACTCTCGTCAGCACTATCATCGTCAGCACTATCATCGTCAGCACTATCATCGTCGTTGCTATCATCGGAATCAACAAATGTCAAACTCTCATAATCAAATTTTGATTTAATCTGGTTGAACATTACTTCATGATCATCAATTACATCTACGATAAACCAGCGTTCATAGTCGCTATGCTTCCAATTAGATTCAAAAACAAGTTTAGTCATTATATATTATATATAGTAATTAATTAATTAATTATTCAATTATTTTAATATAATATTCAATTTTATATAAGTAAAGTCCAAGATGCTCCATTCGCAGTATAAATATGCTGATTTGAGTACATTAACCCAACAGCACCATTCGTGGGAATATGAGTTGGTCCATTTCCATTTTGATCAACATATAACCCTTGACCGTTAAATCCGCCAACATTAACATAGCCATACATCTCAAAATCTACCATCACGCCTGGATCGGTGATTGCAAGTTGGAAACTTGACGTGGGAACTGTTAATGCAATAATATAAGCCCCTATACTACTTTGGTTGAACCCATATACATTTACTGTTGTATTTCCAGAATTAGCGATTACTAAAAGAGGATTTGTTGATTCACCTGTAATATTTGATGTGTCGTGTAAACTGAGTGCAAATTGTGTGGTTGATACGCCAGTAAAATCAATAAAATGCCCTATGTTTATTGTTATAGTTGTGCCTTGATATAAGCTCGTCATATATGTGCCTCCAGTTACAGTATATAATGATGCAGATTGATTAATAATAATATTGACACCGTTGTTAACAGCAAAAGGAGATGATAGTGTTGTGCCTGCGCTAAAAGTTACTGTAATTGATTGGCTCGGATATAGAGACCATGTAGTCAATTTACCCAAAGTCAACATGCCAACAGTTGTGAATGTATAACTACCACTGGGTATATAGAAAACAAGCGTAGGTGAAACTGCATTTGCCATCGCTGTACTTAACGCGGCCTCTGTATTATAAACATTCGGTCCACTAATTCCTCCTTGCGGAGCAAATATGAACACATCTGAAATGGCTATACCTGTGGGGCCTGTGACAGTGCTTGAGGCTCCAGTTGGGCCTGTATAACCTGTTGGGCCACTAGGTCCAGTAGGTCCTGTAGAGCCAGTGTTTGTCGCAGATCCCGGAATGCCAGTTGGACCTGTTGGGCCACTAGGGCCTGTTGAGCCCATTGGTCCTGTTGGGCCCTTAACACAGAGTGGCGGTCTAATGCATGGTTGACATGGCTGACATGGTTGACATGGCTGGTAACATTGATTGTAATTGCATGGATAATAACAGCTCATTTTAAATATATAAATATTTTTTCTATAACGTGTACATGTGATCGGCTAGGAAGAATTGTCTGTAGATAATATAAGATTAAATAGATTATTTAATCTTTAAAAGGAGAAGGTTAGTATTATCAGGGACTGTTTTGGTTCATACCATCAGCTACAATAAACCTATCATAAGAGCTGTGCGGTTCGATAATAATTCGACGTATGTTTTACAAGAAATAGAATCCGAATTAATTAATGAATTACATCGTAGAAAATATAGATACATTCAAAGTAAAGCAAAAAATTCAAATATTAATCTATCTTCACTCAATACAGTATTTTGAAGTATTATTTTCCTAGTCGTATTAATATAAGTCATATTACAGATGATAAATTACATATAGAAATATTCTCTAAAAATAGCGATAAATTTTACGAAGAATATTATACTTATTTAGCTATCAAAAAAATTTGCCAAAACAAGAAAATATATTTTGAGAGCTGGATGTGATATAACTGAATATTATATAATCATTTATTAATTATTATTAATTAATAAACATGTCAACAGCTATTTACATCGGTTGTGGATGGGATACCAGTCCATTTTTATGGGATGATATTAAAAATTACATATACGTCGATGCATTGAATATGATGACTGTGAATATGATGAAGACAGTGAAGAGGATAATGATTATGAAAAATAATCATTAATTAATAAAAAATAAAATTTATTTTTATTTTTGTACATTACTTAGCTTGACCTACTTTCATGATATCAGCCATCATCATATGATTTTTTTCAGATGGTATTTCATTTATATCATATGTAGCTATAAGCAGCCTTGACTGGGTTTTTTTCCGTTCTTCTATGAAAAATCGTCTAATCAATCCTAAAAGTAGAAAAGTTCTTCTTCTTTTTGTAACTAAAACAGTCAGGATACTGACACTGATACCGAGGAATATCGAAACGTTTAACGTAGAAATATTAGACATGTCTAGACCAATCAACTTATTATATTGACAATTTCAAATTAAATAAAATTCAATTTTTTGATGTAATATACACTTGAAATGGAACTTGTCGATTTATACTCTAAACATGGATGTATTAATTATAATTAATATATAATAAGATTTACGCAATTTGTTTAAATGACACAGTTGTAGAACTTTCATTAGTTGTGCTTGAATTTGGAGGTACACCAATTGCAGATGAATTTCCTGCACCAGCACATATAGCCACGAAAGAATTTGCAGTCGTAGTACGTAGTAAAATGCTCCCGCTGACTTGCCCGCCTGTATCTGTGACCGCTTTGCCGACCATACTATAAGCCTGTTGCGTGTAAGTGCCATTAAGACTTGGAGATGTTGAAACAACAATACCGCTCGGAGTCGGATAGTTGGTTTGATAATTTATTTCATATATACCAATATTCACTAACTGAAATACAGTTCCTGATGCGGGCAAAGATCCATATGTTGCATAGGGCTGCCTAATAATAGTAGCAGTAGTTATAACATCTACATTATATTCGAAAGGCTGACTACTTGCAATTGTGGCGCGCTGACTTCCCAACAGGGCATATTGTGCAAAACCGATCAAACCTCCCGAGCTTCCAGCTGGGCCTGCTGGTCCTGTTGGACCCCCTGGAATTCCAGCAGCCCCTGTATAGCCGGTTGGTCCTATAGGTCCGGTTGGCCCACCAAAAGCTCCCGTTGCGCCTTGACTGCCTGTTGAACCTTGCGGACCAGTTGGACCTCCGAATGGGCCTGTTGGACCAGTTATAGAAGATCCCGGAATGGCTTGTGGACCTTGAACGCCTTGTGGGCCGGGAGGACATTGCGCTGGACAACATGGTTGTGGTATACATGGATTATAACATGGATTATAACACGGATTACATCGTTGATAAGACATACTTTTAAATAAATATAAAATTTTTATATTTGCTTCTATTTAGATTATTTGATCGTGATGCCATTTAATATCGATCATATCCAGATATATAGTAAATATTAGGAATCAATCTCTAATAATATCTCTAACATCCTAAATATATTACTGTTATAATACAAAAATGTTTAGTTGGCGTATAAATCAATCATTGAGTAAAGCTAAAGTTTTTGAGGATGGTTCATATCATAAAGTTCCTGATGAGATGTGGAATAAGCGATACAATGTTAAAAAAGGCGATCTTATTGTGACATTGTATAACCATGGACAACCTTTATATGTAACTGAAATTCATGGAACATCATTTAGAGATATACTACAGAGTCTTTACAATGGTCTTAATGATACAATTGATAATAATGATTCTGAGATAATACAAGAAATAATTAATAATTTTATTAAATATGATACACGTAAGAAACTTACTGATAAATTAATTAGAGGTACGCTCAAAGTTAAAGATTTGCTTGGTGATCATGTATTTTATGAAGGAAATCTCACCAGACATCATGGAATTTGGACGTACGCATTAGGTTCATAAAATAATTATATATTGTTATATAATTAATGAATGTGATAATATTTAGGAACCCATTCTAATCTTACATGCAGCCAACTGATTCCTAATCCATGAGTATTCAAATAAATAGGTTTATTAGATAACATTTTTCCAACGTATTTCCATAATAGATGATTATAATCGCTTGTTTGTAAAAATGATAGTAAATGTGTTGGGTTCTTTGCTACAAATTTGTTAGGACATATGAGTATTGTAGAATGAGAAAGATTCCAGAAATTGACGAATTTTTTGTTAGTATCAAAATATTTTTCATATGCTGAACTATCTGGTAATTCTCTAGATAATTTATATGCATTATATAAATGAAATATAAATGATTTTTGAAGATTTTTCAATGAAATTCCATCAACTTCGAAAAATAGGACCAGCATTAATATTAGCGCTCTTAGATAGAAGGTATTCAACTACTTCAATATGACCGTTCTGAGATGCATAACGAAGTGATTCATCGTCACAAGCATGAATACTGGCTCGATTAGATACAAGACATTTTACTATATCTAAATGACCATATCTAGAAGCTCTACGAAGCGGTTCATTCTTGTAAGTACGAATATTTGCACCATATTTTATAAGACATTCAACAACAGCTAGATGTCCACGCTCAGATGCACATCTAAGAGCTTTATCATTCTCAGCATGAACTTTTGCCCCATGTGATAGAAGAAGTTCAACAATATCTACATAGCCATTATTAGACGCACTACTAAGTGCTTCATAATTTCCTGCACTAACATTTGCACCATGTATTAGAAGACATTCAACAATAGCTAAATGGCCATTCTGAGATGCCATCTTAAGTGCATAATCATTATAAACATGAATATCAGCATTATGTTCAACAAGATAATTAACAACATCTGAATGACCGTTCTGAGATGCATAACGAAGTGATTCTCCGTTATGTGAATTAACATTAGCTCCATATTTCACAAGACATTTAACAACATCTAAATTACCTCTAGAAGCAGTTAATCTAAGTGCATATTCAGTAGCAGCATGAATATCTGCATTTTTATTTACAATAATCTGGATAAATTCATTATTATCAGTTGCATCCGAACAGCTTGGGATTGATATGATAGTTTTCTTATTTAATATTTGATTCTTTCTTTTTATTATACTAGAGATTGGTAAATCATTAATAAATTGTCTAAAATTGTAAATATGACTAATATCAACCAAAATGGTATCTATTATATCCTCGATTTCTTTTATAACTGATTTGTTATTATTACTCATCTCAATTATACAATTTAATCCCTTAATTTTATTATTCAATTTATCTTCAAATTTTTGCATCTGGATTAACGCTTGGTTCCTCCATTCATTTATAGTTGATACATATAATGGACATGGACATAATTCACAATACAAATTATCATTTTTGCATATTTTTATATATTCCTTATTATGAGTACTACATACATCAATATATGTTGTATCCTTATTATTGTCTGATATTGACAATACTTCTTCTTGTTTATCACCAGAACATGCAACCCATTTATCCATTATAGATGATTTAATATTATAAATTATAATATTAATTAAATTCAATTTTATTAGTCAATTATTTGAATAAACGATAATATATTTTATTAGGTTTGTAATTTTTTATATCTTCAATAGAATTTTTTAATTGTTCATGAGATAGAGTAGATGTATCGAGTTTATCGAGCATATACGAAACTCCATAATTTCTATCTAATTCTATACATGCACCCCCTTCTGTACCAAAACATCTTAACGAATTAAAATCTGATTTATGAACTGCATGTATATTATGAAAATCTTTCAAGTATAGAATATATGCTATAAGTTTTTGGATCAAATATATAATCGAAATAACATTCCCCAAATAATTCATCAAATTCTTCATTGTTGATAAATACATCGACTCCAAATAATATCATATCTGAATAATCGATATATTCTTCACTATTAGAAACATATGAAGTGTCCCAATCACTCGGGATAGGTTTATCGATTTTATCGAAATAATATTTTAGAAAATTATATAAATTCATTATTATTGTTAATTATAATATAATATAATAGAATATAATTAATAATTCAATTATATTATTGAGTTCTTTTCATCTTCAAGAGTTTTTATGTAATGTTTAAGTTTTAGATTCTCATCTTCCAAGTATTTAATACGTTCATTGTTGGATTTTTCAATATGTATG